CCTGAAAGGTTAGCGTTACAGGACCCGGTAGAAATCCAGTTTTGGACGTAAATTGCTTTGATGCCACCGACTGAATCACGGCAGCCGAGTGTGTAACCAGTTGTTAGTGCGCAGGACATATGTGTATGGGGTTTAAGTTACAAGAGAACAAAAAAGTGAGGGGAGGTTTCCCTCCCCCCTACACATTAGGTCAAGCGGAAGTCTACAACCAAGTCTGGCCACGCTAGTTGCACGCCGCATTTGAAACTGGCTTGGAAACGTACCTGGTCGTTGTCTTTGGAGAACCAGATTGAGAACTGCTCCTCATCACTCAACAAGTCGGTTCCGTAGAAGAAGTTGCCGAGGTACGAAGAAACGATGCGGTTTGTTCCAGTCAAGCCGGGAACTGCGATGACACGAACGTTTGTGCCGGGATACATGATGTCGCCATCGGCAAGACCAGCCAAGTCAACTTGGTTGTACATGACGGCGGTGGAGGCTTTGAAAGCACCAAGCAAGGTACGGAAGTTATCCCAACCGCAGAAGATAACGAGGTCGTTCCGAGTAAGGATGGCCTGTGGAATTTGGTTGTAGATGCCGTCAAAGATGGCGATTGCGTTGCTTGTGGTGATACCAACGGATGCAGAAACCGCTCCGGTGTTACCGCTGATGGTAGAACCCGATGCAGCGTTCAACAACTGGTTGACACCACTGAAGTAAGCGTTGCCCTTCCAGATTGCGTTCTCAATAGCCTCTGCGATACGGAGAGCCTTCTGCTCGGAGAAAGCCTGCTCGAAAGGAACACCGTCGTAGGTAGAGCCAGCGGTCAACTGGGTCTGCATCCAGTATTGCTCCAATGCTCTTGGGCAAAGGGTTTCCTGCACCTTCATGCGTCCAACGGTGATATTCCGCTGGGTGAAGGCAGTCGTGCCGGAAGTTTCGTAACCGCAGGTATCACCGCTTTGAATCAAAGCATCGGTGTCCATGAGGTTGAGGGCAGCAGCGAACTTGATGCCCACCTGCTTGGTGAACAAAGACGCTGAACGGGCCGAGAACACAGCCTTGGTGATGAGAGGAAGCCTCTCTTGGTCGGTGTAGGCGTTTAGATTGCCAAAATTGTATGCCATTGTTAATGGGGGTTTAGGGGTTTAGTTTTTTTTGAGTGATTGAAGTGCTTGTGCGAGTGCGTTGAAGTTCTGCGATGCTTGAGCCTTGCGTTGCTCAACGATTGCTGAACCGCTTGCTTTTGGGGCTTCGGCAGGGAGTTCGCTGACTTTCTCAACGATGTCGGCCATGGTTTCAACTTGGCTTGCGAAGGCAGACATTTTCTCTTTCATCTTTCCCATCTCGGCATAGGCTGCCTTGAGTTCTTCCATGATGGCTCCGAGGTGCTTGGCAACGATGGCCTCCACAACTTCGGGGGTCATGGCAGGATAGGCTTCTTTAATTTCTTCAGTTACCTCAACGGCCACTTCGGGAGTGATTTCAGCAGCAACGGGCAATGGCTCGATGACCGGGGTTGCTACTTCAGCAGCGATGACCTCGACAATCTTGCCTCCTTCGGTCTTGATAGTTCCAACGCCTTCAACGACGTGTTCGCCATCGGGGGCAGGGAGTGTACCATCTTCGGCAACGACGTAAACGGCAGTCCCGGCAACGAGGTCGCCATCCACACGGACAACCGTGCCGTCAACGAGTTTGTAGTCAGCGAACGACTGCTTTTGAGTGCTGAATTTGCGGAGTTCAGTCCGCAGGGATTCGATTGCGTTTTTCAGGTTCATAGTTGATTGGATTTGTAGTTGGGGGTTAATTGTTGCAAAAAAGCGGTAAGTTCATCGGCAAGGCCAGCGAGTGCGACCTCCAGTTCGGATTCAGTCTTGTCCATACCAAAAAGCCCCTCAACGGAGAAACCCCGGAACAGGTTGCGGTTGTCCCAAACCTCGTCATTCTCGACTTTGAAGGAGCCGAACCAAGAGCCGTCGGGTGTGTCCTCATAACCTTTTGGAGGCATCACACCACGCTCGGAGTCGGTGATGTAACTCTCGAACATAAACACTCCATCCAGTTCAGCGTTGTGATAAGCGTTCACGTTGTGCTGGTTGCCTTGCTTGAAATACTTTTGGACGATTTTGCGGATGGTGGCCTTATCGAATACGACGTAGTACTCACCGTAGGTTTCGTCCTTGCGAAAGATGGGAGTGTCTGCAAGCATGAGAGGGCCGGTAAGCACTCTCCGCTCGCCTGTTTCGGTGAAGCGTTGTGGTGTCTTTGAGAATGCTTGGAATGGCCGTTCAATCGCTGGCATATCGGTGAGGGCCACGAATTGTACCCCTTCATCCACTTCATCAACGGTCATTCGGTATATGGGTAGTTCCATAGTGGTAAATGTCCTACGCCCCTAAAGTTGCAAATTCCTCCAACCTCCGAACCCTGCGAGTGCTTTGGGTGATGTCCCGTTCCACCACATAGGCTCGCATAGGCGATGAGCCTTGGCCTTGGCCCATTGCAGCACCATCGGTTCCAAGCATGGTCGTTTGTGGGTTCGCAAAGATGGGAGGAGGTGCAACCTCTCCGCCTTCACCACCCCCGGCAGTTAACGCTCCACCACCTCCACTTGCCGAACTCCCTTGGAATTGGGTCTTACTGATTTTGGCGACCTGCGCCAAGCCTGTTGCAAGGGCGATACCTGCGTCAATGAACTGACGACCCGTTGCAAGTTTAATCGGGTTCCCTCCAGCAGTCAGGGCAGCGGTTACGGCCATGAAGGTGTTGATAAGCGCTTGACCCATGCTGGCCTTCTTGTTTATCTCAAAGGCTTTCCGTTGGTCTTTCTCGGATTTGCCCAAGCCAGCGGTCAGCAAATCACCAAGCGCACCAACGGCATTTGATGCCATCTGCAAGTCCTGTTGCCTACGATTGCGTTCAATCTTCGAAATTTTGTCTGCACTATCCTCTGCAATGCCTTGCTCTTTAAGTCGCATTTCCTCGGTCAGCAGAATATAGGCTTTGGCAAACTCGTCCGAATCCGTGAATCTCTTTTTGAGGTCTGCTTCCCTTTGTTTCTTTTCTTCCCGAAGGATTGCAAGTTTCTCATCTCGCAAAGCCTTTTCCCTTGCGAGTTCATCGTTTATCCTGCCAATTTTAGCCAAGCGAAAATTCTCGGCTTCTTGACTGGCTGCCGAATCCATCGCCCTCAAATCCTCTGCATCTTTCTTCTGCTTTTCTATTGCATCGGTTCGCAGTTTGGTTTGATATGTTAGCCTTGCGACTTCTTTCTCGTGAATCAGTTGCGCTCGCTCTTCTTCTTTCTCGGCTGCTGCAATCCTTGCGTCATAAGCAGCCATCAAGAGATTCTGAACCTTTGCCTCGCTTTCGCCCCTTGCCTCCGCAAGTTCAACCTGCCTTTGTGCCAATTCGGATACGGCCTTGAGGTCTTTCGTTTCAATGCCCAAGAAATCCTTTACGACTTTTGTGAGTTTTTCCCAGTTCTCAACGAGCAATCCAACACCAACAATCGCTGCACCAATACCCGTTGAAATCAAGGCAGTCCTAAAGAGGCGAAGGCTTACGATGGTTCCTTTCAACGTCTTGTCGTAAAGGGCCGTTGCAATCCTGTTGGCCGTCATTGAGATAGCCGATTCCTTTTGCAGGAGGACCATTACCTGTTGGATTCCGTTGGCAATAGCCATGGTCGCATTGACCTGCAACAATGCCTTTTGGATGTCCTCGTTTTCCTCACCAAACAATGCAGCAGCACCTTGAGCGATTTGAAAGCCAGCAGCAACGCCTTGAACCGCTTGCGTGAATGCCTCAATGTTTTTAGTGTCCGAGCCAAGGTTTTTGACCCTTTGGCTAACATCGCCAATGGTGTCGGACAACTCTCCTGCCTCGGCTTCTAACCTCCTAAACTCTTCGGAGTTCTCTTGCCCGGCAACCGCAAGGTCAACGAGCGCACGTTGTAAATCACGGAGCCGTTTCTTTGCGGATTCAGTTCCTTGACCTGTTGAGTCCTTGAGTCCTACTTCAAGGACGATTTCTTTAGTTACTGCCATAGTTTTTATTTATCCTGCCATGATGGTAATCCCGACGCAACCTCCAAGACCTGACCTTCGGTTCCTATTGCCAAGTTGACCCAATCGGCTCCGTCCCAATACTTGATGTCCCCTGCTGCATCGCCCGGTGTGAAACCTTCACCTGCTGGACCGACCGCTCCTGTCGCACCCGTTGCACCGGGAGGACCTGCAACCGCTGGCAGTTCCTTGACCGATGGAATCGGAGGGACTTCGTTCGGGTAGTCCGAATCCGTTGCAGGGACAGGGCCGTCGTAGGGGAAGTAATAGATTTGCTTTGGGACAAACTCGGTGAGGTTGAGAATCCTGCGAAGGGTTACCCGGCACGGCTTCTGCTGACCTATCTCGTAGTCCCTGATTTCAAGCAGCCGCCAACGGACACCTCCGTAGTAGATGGGAGTGCGGAAGTCGAGTTGGCTGATGTCCACGGCATTGAGCATGATGGACAACTCCAACTGCATCGCCTCACGACTGACGGTTTCTTGGATGAAGTTCCACCAATAGATGTTGAACAGGTTATTGTTTGTGTATGCGTAAGGGTCGCTATTTGCGGCGACATTCACCGCATAGTACAACTGCTTAGGGATTCCAAAGGCAAGGTCAAAATCTGCTGCGTAAGGGTTGTTAAGGTGGCTGACAAAGGGCAGGCTCAACAACGACTCTGCGAGTGCTACCGAACCGCTGACCCCGTATTGATAGGCCCACGTCGTCGGGGCTTCGATGAGGTTGTATTGGGCTATCCTGTACCCGCTCTGCAACGTCTTGATGGTTCCCGACAAAGCGGAGCCATCCAAGTCCCAAGCCCTGCCGATTACTTTGTCGGTCGTGAAATTCGCAGGGATTAGAGTGCTGCAAGCGAGTTCGACGACGTTCTCGCCTTTGCCGTAAAAGTTGTCGGTCGTGAAGATTCGCCCTCCGTAGCCTTCCTTTGCCAATGGGTAGTTTGATTTATCCAACTTGGACAAATAGTCCCCGGCATCCTTGTACTTGAACACGATGGTCTTGTATTGGTTCGGGTCCCCGTTCGTGATGTTCTGCTCTGCATTCTCATCCGATTTCTGCGACCAGTCAACCACACCGCTGGAATAGAAGTCCACCCAAGGCTCCACGATGAGGTTCTTCGGGTCGGCAGGGTCCGGCATGAAATATAAGTTGAACATCTTTTGCAAATCTTGCAGGAGGTCGCTCTGCTTCACGTCAGCAGGCAGGGCGGTCCTCATGTCAATAAATGATGCAGCAGGGTTTTCAAGGCACTCCCATAAGACCGTTGCACCCGAAAAAATTGTTCCGGCTCCAGCAGGGTTGGTAAACACGAATCCGATATTTGCAGTCGTATTGGCCGGAATGGTTACGTTGCTGAAAATGGTGGCGTTTACTTGCGTATTTCCACTTGCATCTAAAGGTAATTGTAGGCCTGTTATTACCGCATTATCCGTTGAGTTGGTCAAGTTCCTGACCGACATATTAAACCTTGCCGTATTGCTTCCTGCACCAACAAGTTGTAAAGAATATGTAACGGTTATATTCCATCTCGTAGGAACTGCCGGAGCGACAAAGGTGCTTGACGAAGGAACCCAATA